TAGACTTTGTTAAATTATTTTTTTTAATAATTTAAAAACAAACAGCAAAAATTGGAAAAATAAGAAAAAATTGAAAAATATAATTATAGTTATTTAAAATATAAACTTTTCATCATGAAGCGTTTTAGGGAAGATTTTCAAAAACATATTGACAGTGGAAAAATTAAAAGTGGTATTATACGCGGTGACGATCGTGAGTATGTTAGCTTTACCAGTGGTGATTTACGCTTTTATGGTTCCCTTTACCCTATTGCTGGGAAAACCGCTATCCTCAAACAAGACATGAAGATTCCACAAGACACGTGGGTCTGCCACTTCTATTACACCGATACAAATGATGTTTATCGTGGCGAGTATATCGTCAAATCATTTGATGAATTATTATTGGTCTTACCAGCTATTTGTGCCATATCTGTCCTGCATACCCAGATTGCGCACCTTACCGAGCATGCCCACCTTTCGTCTCAAATTCGTCGTAGCATTGCGAAGACACTTTAATCCTCCCATTCAGTGTACTCACTGAATTTAATTAACCCCCCCGTCGCCTTTAAAAAAAGGCAACTTTTTTTTAATAATTTAAAAAAAAACAGCAAAAATTGGAAAAAACAGCAAAAATTGGAAAAAACAGCAAAAATTGAAAAATATAATTATAGTTATTGAAATTACAAACAAATTAAAATGGTGCACACAGTTACTATTAAGGTTGGTTCCAACCTTCTTAAGGTAGTAAATGTTCCTGAATGGTGTACGTCTATCCAGAATCTTATACACTTTCTCCAGAAGCATTTGGAAACATTAAATGAGATCTCGATCTATTGCACGTTTTCACAGAGGGAGTCCCGTGTCTATAAAAACGATGAGGCATTCGCGACACTCCTCGACGGTGCAAAGCGCGTAGAACACGTGAATGTGTTTATACACAAACCAAAAGAACATGGTCTCCAAATAAAAGACCTCAACAATCATGGCGGACATCATGTAGTACATGATGGCGCACGTCGTGAGATTAGTAGTGATGTTAGCGCAGGTGATGCATCTATTGAACTACCTTGTGGTATAAAAGTGAAAATACCTGCAGGTTCTATTGCCGGAACCGTGACAGTCCAAGCGGTTAGTTCTATTGATCCACGATTTAGTGATTCGATATTAGACTTTTCCACGAATAATAAGTAGACTACTAAAATATGAACCGAATTTTTTTTATTTTTTTATTTTAATTTTATTATTTTAATTTTATTAGTTTTAATAATTTAAAATAATCAAATACAATACTATTTATAAATTTATAGTTATTATTAATTTTAAGAATTATTTAATAATTAAAAATTATCCCATTTTAAATCTTCAAAGGTTTAAAATAATTATTATTAATTCAATAAATAGTATTAATAATTAAAATTAGTTTTTTTAATAATTAAAAATTGAAATTATAAAATTGAAAATTAAAAACTAATTAATAGAATAATTATAAAAATATAAACTATAAAGTAAAAGTAAATTTATTGAAAATGCAAAATACATCAGTTCACACAAATTTTGCTAAATTTAAAGTGTTAGATAAAGATGCCCCATCAAATATCCTATCTCAAGGGAGTGTTCATTGTAAATCAGGAAAATGGAATATACCTACTGATAAATATGATGCGTTTCTTAAAAATATTAATGAAGAATTAGTAAAAAATTCTAGTAAACAAATGCACTTTTTAGAAAAACCAAGTGATAAATGTAATATGATAAAAATAGATTTAGATTTACGTTTTAAAGCAACAGATGAAGAATTAAAAAATCGCTCCAATTTAAATAGGCGTTATAATGAAGAATATATTGAATTATTTGCTACTGGTATTGCAGAAGCAATTAAAGATATTGTTGATATTAAAGAAAATTATAATATATTTATTCACGAAAAAAAACAACCGCGTTTAACAAATGATAATACCAATACTATTAAAGATGGTATTCATATTATTATTCCTAAATTAGTATTATCTAATGCAGCTTTATATCATTTACGTGATAAATTAATTGAAAATGAAGAAATTAAAGAAATTACAAAATCTATTGATAATATTACTAAAATTGAAGATGTTATTGATAAACGTATTATTTATCCTAATGCCTGGTATATTTATGGTTGTGGAAAACCAGAAGACCACGGTAATTATTATAAAGTAAGTAAAATATTTAAAGTATCACATAAAAATGATACAGTATCTTTAAAAACAATTCAATCTAGTAAAACTGTGACTGAATACATTACATTATTTTCTAATTTTGGTAAGCAAGAAAACGTTGAATACTTAATTGATTTTGATGAATGTGAAGAAGTCAATGATAAATATAGTAAAGAAAAACACTTTAATAAACAACATCAATTGTCTTTGATACATAATTTTACACAAAATCAAACTAATTTTCGCCGTATTTCATCTTTAACCGCTTCGGAAATTAAAGCATTGTTAAACTGCTTAAGCAAAGACCGTGCTGATGATTATGAAGACTGGCGTAAAATTGGGATTTGTTTATATAATATGGATGACCGCAATTATGATACTTGGCGTATGTGGAGCGCTCAATCCTCTAAATATGACTCTAATTATTGTGCTAAATTATGGTTTAGTGAATTTCAAAAATGCGGTAAGTATAATTTGGATTTAAATAAATTAAAAGAGATGGCAAAAAAAGATAATATAGAAGAATATGAAAAAATTATTAATATTAATAAAAAACATTTCTTTGATAAATGGATTTATGAACACGCTAGTCAAACTCATATTAAAGCATTAAGTGTTTGTACATTATCAGATTATATTAAAACATATATTAAAGATTATGCTAATTTTAATGTCGCTTGTGCTTGTCCTGGAACAAACCCTATGTGGTATAAATTTGATAATCATAAATGGACGGAAGATAAAGCCGCTAATAAAATTTATATGTTAATGACCGAAGAATTAAACCGCGAATTATCAATTATTCACGAAGATTGGAAAATTAAAGTGTTTAGTAATCAAAGCACCGCACAAGTTGAAAGAGCAAACCAAGCCATTTCAGCACAAGGAGGTAATGGTAATGGTAATGGTAATGGTAATGGTAATGGTAATGGTAATGGTAATGGTAATGGTAATGGTAATGGTAATGGTAATGGTAATGGTAATGGTTCTGGTAATGGTTCTGGTAATGGTTCTGGTAATGGTAATGGTTCTGGTAATGGTAATGGTAATGGTAATGGTAATGGTAATGGTAATGGTTCAGGAGATAATATTTTTAATAGAAATAATAATACTAATGCTAGTAATCGTAACGCATCCGCAACTGCATCCAATTCTCGTAATAGTCATTCTAATTCTGATGATGATGATGAAATTTTAATTTACAATAAACATTTATATGATGATAGAGAAGCAAAAGCCAACTTAGAAGAACAAAAACAACAATATTTTGAAAATCAACACGCAAAAGTCTGTCTTGATAAATGCGGACAAATTTTAGGGTTTTTAAGCACTCCCCAAAATAAGAAAAAAATTATTGAAGATTTAAGTCAAAAATGTTATGATGCTGAATTTCATACCAATCTTGATGAAAATCGTAATGTATTTGTATGTAATAATGGTGTATTAGATTTAGACCAATGTATTTTTCGTAATGGCGAGCCTTCTGATATGATGACAATGAGTTCTAAAATAGATTTTCCTACCAATGTTGATTCATTAGAGTCGCAAGAATATTTACATTCTATTCAGGATTGGTTAGACCGTATTTTACCTGTCGATGCCGTTCAAGATTATGTTTTAAATATATTCGCATTGAAATTATCTGGTGTCTTATTTGGTGAATATTTTATTATATTTACTGGTTCTGGTGCGAATGGTAAATCGCAATTATTTAAAATGATAGCAAAAATTTTTGGTGAATTCTTTAAATCTTTTGATAATACATTATTAAATACACCTAAACGAGATGCTCAATCTGCTTCACCTGCCACTGCTTCTTTGAAAGGTGCCCGTGTGGCTATGACAACAGAACCTAAAGGCGGACAACCTTTTGAGTCTGATAAAGTAAAAGAACTTATTAGTGGTGATGAATTAGTTGGTAGACATCTTAATAAAGATTTAATACGATTTATTCCTCAATATTTAATGACAATGCAATGTAATGATATTCCTCGTAATGAATCAACTGATGATGGTTTTTGGCGTAAAATTTGCGTTGTAAAATGTCTTGCAAAATTCGTTATTAAAGAAGAGGATATGTATAAATTAGATGACCCTGAAAAATTCCCTTATCATTTTAAGGCTGAAAATCAAGAACATTTATACCCTGAATGGGCACCCTATTTTCTATATATGCTTTTTGAAAGATATAAAGTATTAAAAGACAACAACTTTAAATTTAATATCCCTGATGAAGTTAATGCGGCTGTTAAAGAATATCAAGAAGAAGCAAGCACTTATACTCAATTCTTTAATGATAAAATTGAAGAAGCACCAGGATGTAAAGTGGATGCTACTACATTATATAATGAATTTCAACTGTTTGTTGGAAGGGATTTTAAAACACAAAAAAGTATATTTATAAAACAAATGGAACGCTATATTGGAAAACCAAAAGGACGTAATAAAGAATTTAATGGCTTTAAATTACACGGGACGAGTGGCGACCCTATAGAAGCACAACCTACTACTGAAGTAGATATGTAATTATATACTATTTATTCAAGTATATCAGAGAACATAAAATTTAATAATCCTACTATAATAAGAAATATGATTAACCATTTAGTATAAGTATAATAAGTATCAAGTTGTTTTCCTACACTTTCTTTTTTTACTAAAAAATCTTGAAATTGAACTTTATTTATATTAACATCATTTTCAGCACGTTCAAATTCTGTATTGGTTTTTTCATACAATGTCTTTTTATCTTCTAAATTATTATTATTATAATCGATAAAATACAACTGTTGATTTTCTAAATTGCGTTTTGATATTAATTCACTTACTATATATTCTATATCATTGTGTTTTTCTTTTAATTCTAAATGTTTTTCTTTTAATTCTACAATAGTATGATATTTCATATTATCCATTATATCATTTGTATTGACTTTACTTAATTTTTCTACTTTACCATTTTTATAATATCTAGAACAAGATGTTAATACATTATTACTTAAACATTGACGTTTTGTTGAACCATCAAGTTTAATACAATTATTATTATAATTTTTATATTTCCCATCGGCATACGTATCACCCCAAGGCTCACATTCATTCCCATTATTATTAAGTGTTATTGGTGCGTCCATATCATCAGCATGGTTTAACATACTTTGAAATTCTGTAAAATACTTTATCATTTTTGTTTTTGTGTCTATATCTTTAATATCATTCTTTTCTAATTCATTATCTAATTTTTCTTCTTCTAGAGATATGTTTGCTTCTGTATTATTATTATTATTATTATTATTATCATTGTCGATAAAGGGTTCATTATGATTATTGATTTTATAATAATAACTTATTAAAATTATACAACTAATAAAACTTATATACAAAACTATCTGGGTTGATGTGCTAGTCATATTTATTTTTTATTTTTATTTATATTTATTATTTAATTTATATTATAGTAATATTATTATTTAATTTATTTTTGTTTTTATTTATATGTTTTTGTTATTTATATTTATTTATAAAATAAAATAAAATAAAATAATTAAAAGTAAAAAAATAATAGTATCCAGAATAAACTTATAATTATATAATCATTTTATATAGAAATCATTAAAAATTCTATAGAAATCATTAAACAATAACATAACAATAACATAACAATAACATAACAATAACATAACAATAACATAATAAATTATAGAAGTAAATTAACACTTTCTATATAAATTATCAACACTTTCCATATTATTGAGAAAATGGCGTGTGGGTATTCCTGAAAAAGGGTCTTCGGGTTTTGTATGAGGAGTTGAATAGTTTGCTAAAAAATAATTACGCCAGCCCATCTCGGGAATACCTGTGGGTAATCCAGCAAATGGCATAGTTTTATATTTACCAAAAGATTGATGAAAATTGCGAATTGGTCCAACGTGATGAATAGGCATACAATCTTTAGTTTGTTTATTATTTTCATTAATTTCATTATTATTTATAGTATTATTCAAATGATTAATCATTGCTACAAAACTATTACTATTTAGTTTATTATTTGAATTTTTATTTGTTTTCGCACCATCTGTTATTTGATATAAATAAGATACTAAAATGACTGCTAAACAAAATGTTAAAAGATAACTTATAAATGTAGTGTCCATTATGATTAGTATTTTTTATATTTATTATTTATTATTTATTATTTATTATTTAGTTATATTATTATTTATTTATAATTAATTAAATTTTTATTTAATTCTATTTTAATTCTTTTTTTATTTTTTTCTAATTATATAAATAAGTAATAATTCTTTTTTTATAATTATTCAAAGGTTATTTAAATTAAATTAAATTAATTATGGTTGTTAAAAAAACTAAAAAACATTTGGGTGGGGGGAAGAGAACTAAAAAAGTTTGCCAGAAAGGAGGAGGGGATCCGAAGGGGAAGGGG